ATATATTTTCACACAGTTACTGTGTCTGGACATCTCGAGTTTGCTCTTTGGTGGTCATTGAGTGTCGAATTTAGTGTCCTATTCTCTTTTCTCTATTAAAAGTAAAATATATCCTTGGTGACTGTGTCATCATGTTTAGCAGAAGTTCCTCTACTCGCAGCTCCCTTGTGGGGAGCAGGAGTGGCTCCATTTTTGGAGGGGGATCTGTTAAGAAGTCTAGTACTGTGAGGGGGTTCTCTGCCGGTCTTGAAAGATCGCGAGGATTACCTTCCGCCAGCGCTGGTGAAAACCAGATCTCGCTGCCGGGGCTTAGGATCCCAGTTAAGGCTTCTTCACAACCGGGAAATTACTACCTTAAGGAGAGAGGTATTGATTTGCCAATTGTGCAACAGCAGAAGTTTCTAGCCGCTGACGGCAAAGAAATGGGGGAGTGTTACCTTTTGGACACTTCCCGAACTGATCTGTTGGACGCTGCCAAAGCAGCGTTAAACGAGTCTAATCTTCTTGAATTCAACAAATTTAAGGAATTTAAGAAGTATAAGGGAAAGAATAATGAATTCTCTTTGGTTGAGGCATCAGTTTTTGATAAACTGATCAGGAAGGACGATTCTCCCATACACCTTAACAGGCTTTTAATAGCTGTTTTACCTGCCGTAGGAAAAGGAACACCAGGAACCGCACGAATTAAAATTCGTGACGCGCGCCTGGATGATGGTTATGGTGAGCTTTTTAGTTCTGAAAATCGTGTGGACTCTGGCTACATTTATTGTATAAATGTAGGTTATTCTGTTCCTAAGTCTGAAATCGATTACAAAATCAATATTGATTTTGCCGGGGTACCCATCAAAGATGGTAAGTCCCCGATTTGGGTCAAGGCTGCCTTCTCTTTAGCTGGTGGCCCCCCTGTGTTCCTTGATGGAACAATGAGCTTGGGTGCTGAGATTTTGCCCGACTCTCATAAAGAGCTGTTGGGCACCTCTGCTTTGTTGTTGAATGAGGCGAATTCTAATAGGAAGTCGTTCTCTGGTGATGACGGAGAGCTTAGAAGGGATTACCCTTATAAGCGTTTTGAGGAAATTTCACCTTTGGATTCTATAAGTCAGGTCGATACGGCCAGTCAAGACTCCGTTAATGAGGTGAACACCGAAAATGTTCAAAACGGTACTGGTGAGGTGTATTTGGCACCTCCTTCACATTCCGTTTATTAATAACTTAGTTGTTAATGCATTGAATGCATATGACACATAGTGTCAGTTTTGTGGTTAAAATTTTCCTAACCGCATTATATTTCATTGTTGAATTAATACTAAGTATTTAAGTTTTCAATGTCGAAGAAAGCTGTTCCACCAATCGTTAAGGCTCAATATGAGCTTTATAACCGTAAGTTGAACAGAGCCATCAAGGTTTCCGGCAGTCAGAAGAAGTTGGACGCTTCTTTTGTCGGGTTCAGTGAGAGCTCTAACCCAGAAACTGGGAAACCTCACGCGGACATGTCTATGTCTGCTAAGGTTAAGCGCGTTAATACGTGGCTTAAAAACTTTGATCGCGAATATTGGGATAACCAATTCGCATCAAAACCCATTCCTAGACCTGCTAAACAGGTCTTGAAGGGTTCATCCTCCAAATCTCAGCAACGAGACGAAGGAGAGGTGGTCTTTACCCGAAAAGACTCCCAGAAATCCGTTAGGACTGTGTCTTATTGGGTTTGTACTCCTGAGAAGTCGATGAAACCTCTCAAATACAAGGAGGACGAAAACGTTGTTGAAGTCACCTTCAATGACCTCGCAGCTCAAAAGGCTGGTGACAAATTGGTTTCCATACTGTTGGAAATCAATGTGGTGGGCGGTGCCGTCGACGACAAAGGTCGAGTGGCTGTCCTGGAAAAGGATGCTGCCGTGACGGTTGATTACCTTCTCGGAAGCCCGTATGAAGCCATAAATCTTGTTTCGGGTTTAAACAAGATAAATTTTAGATCCATGACGGATGTGGTAGATTCCATACCATCGCTCTTAAATGAGCGTAAGGTGTGTGTCTTCCAGAATGACGATAGTTCGTCGTTTTACATTCGGAAATGGGCTAACTTCCTTCAGGAAGTTTCGGCGGTTTTACCGGTAGGAACCGGCAAATCCTCCACAATAGTTCTAACTTAGTTCGGACTATTTGCCTGCTAGTGGGCATATCTCACAATTTGTGAGATAAACGGCATAGCCGTTGTTTGCTGAGCAAACCCC